ATTGCTTAAACGCGCAGGTGTCAGTAATGACATCATTGCAGAAGTAGAACGCAAGTCTGCAAGAACCAGCGCAGAACAAGAAATCGAGCATCAAGAAAAAGCAGCAGCTATGGCTAAGATGATGCTCAACGATGTCATGCCTCATTTGCGTAAAGCTATGGAAGTGCAAGACAAAGTCCCATCCAAACCGAAGAAGACAATTATCATTCCAGACTAGGGCGGTTTTGGTCGTATTTTTGCATTAGTATAGTTAGGACACGCTGTGAAGCGCTCCTGCGAGCGTAAAGAAGCTCTGCATTTGGACCGGGGACGCTCGGTCGTGACAGCCCGGAAAGACGGGCACCAAATACTATAAGAGGACGAAATGGACGACTTTAAAAAATTGCCTAAAATGAAAACTGGCGGCTCGGCCAAACCCGGCCTTTATGCCAATATCCACGCTAAACAGGAACGTATCGCACACGGCTCAGGAGAGCGTATGCGCAAGCCCGGCTCAGCTGGCGCCCCTACCAAGGAAGCATTCGTAGAGTCTGCCAAAACGGCTAAAAAGGCCACTGGCGGGTCTATTAAACATGATGAGCCAATCTCTAAGACAACCACTGGTAAAAGCCGCCACTATTTAAGTACTAAAGAAGGTGCAGGCATGACAGAGGCAGGTCGTAAAGCTTACAACGCCAAAAATGGTAGTCATCTTAAAGCACCGCAGCCCGAAGGTGGATCTCGTAAAAAATCTTTTTGCGCTCGTATGTCTGGTGTTCCCGGTCCCATGAAAGATGAAAATGGTAAACCAACACGCAAAGCTGCGGCGTTAAAAAGATGGAAATGCTAATGGCAACCAAAAAACCATCACCAAAGAAAAAAGAGTTTACAGAAGAAATGGCGCAGACCGTTTTAGAACTCGGTAAGCAAGGTGCGTCTCAAAAAAGTATGTATGCCGCTATTGGCATCAGCAAAACCACTGCAGCTCGATTAAAGAAAGAAGATCCATTTTTTGCAGAAACAATGGACATGGCAACAACTTACGGCCAATCTTATTGGGAAATGATGATGCTTGCCAATATTGACAACAAAGCATTTAACAGCCGTATTGCTGAGATTGCATTACGCGGGCAATATCCCGACGATTATAAGGACAGCCGCGAAATCAAAGCAGAAGTAAAACAAGAAGTAACCATAGATTTCAATAAAGAAATTTCTGATTTAATTAAAGCATTAAAGTAATAAACAACAAAGGGGAATAAGCTTAGCGGCTGTGCCTGTGCTTACTCACAGGCTACCCACCAAATAACCAGTAAGGGTTTCATGAAAACTTGTAAAAAGTGCAACGTTGAAAAAGCGTTATCTGAGTATTACAAATCAAAAAAGAATTTAGACGGATTAGACGGTACTTGTAAAGCTTGCCGAATTATTTATTCCACTCAATGGCAAAAAGACAACCCAGAAAAGAAAAGAGCAACTTGGCGAAAAGCCAATTACAACCGCTATGGCATAACACATCAGGATAAACTTGATATGGTAAAAGCACAGAACAGTAAATGCGCTATCTGTGAAAGGGAATTAGATACCGAATTTCAAGCTTGTGTGGATCACTGCCATACAACTAAAGTTATCCGTGGAATTTTATGCAGAAATTGCAACGTTGGAATAGGCCTTTTTAAAGATTCTTTGGATATTCTTAAATCCGCCCAAAATTACTTAAAAAGATATTCCAAAAAATAGAGGCAGTTTTGTAGTATAATTTGCATTAGTATGTATAGACACTAAAAAGGTAAAAATGACAGCGCATGCCCTACTCTCAGCTTCGGGCTCAAAACGATGGCTTTCTTGTACGCCATCAGCCAGATTAGAAGCAACCCTTCCAGACCCAAAACGCAGTACCAAGGGGATAGATTTCAGCGCCGAAGGCACACTAGCCCACTCGCTTGCAGAAATCCGTTTAAGACAATACTTTAACCAAATAGGGCATGAAGAATATGAAAGCGAATATGCGGCCATCAAAAGCAGTGATATCTACCAAACGTACGCACCCGACGAGCGCGACGATTTTGAAGCTAACGTGGACAATTATGTACTGTACGTTCGTTCTCAAATTGGTGAGGGGGACACGCCTCTTTTTGAACAACGTGTCGACTTTTCTGATTGGGTGCCGGACGGCTTTGGTACGGCCGATGTGGTTATACTTTCTAAGCACTCCATTCGAGTCATCGACCTCAAGTTCGGCAAAGGCGTGGCCGTTTCCGCAATCGACAACACCCAGCTCAGACTCTACGCGCTCGGTGCGTGGAGCAAGTTCAAAGAAGAATACCCAGACATCAAAGAAGTTGTCTACACGATCCACCAGCCAAGACTTGACTCTATTAGCAGCGATGGGACGACAGTCACCAAGCTCATCGATTGGGCAAACTACTTCGTCAAGCCAAAAGCCAAGAAAGCGTGGTCTGGCAGCGGCGAGTTCCTCCCGGGCGAATGGTGCCAGTTCTGCAAAGCCAAAGCGCAATGCCGCGCCCGCTCAGACTTCAACTCGGACCTCGCAAAGCTCGAGTTCCAAACCCCAGCCCTCCTCAGCGAAGAAGAGTTCAGCGAAGTCCTCACCAAAGCGCAAGACCTCCGCACGTGGGTAAATGATGTTGAAGAGTATGCGCTAACTCGCGCAGTTGAAGAAGAAGTTATTCCGCCCGGCTTTAAGTTATCTACCACATCAACTCATCGTAAGATTAGTGATCAAGCTCTAGCAGCGGTAGTGCTAAAAGAAAAAGGTATGCCAGAAGAACAAATCTGGGAACCAAAGAAATTAAAGTCCATTGCGGCATTAGAAAAGATGGGACCCAAAGGACAAGTTGCCGCATGGTTAGGCGACTTAGTATTACGTCCAGAAGGTTCACCAAAGTTAGTACGAATCAAAGAAAATGCGAAGGAGGATTTTGCATGAGTACTTGGCTAATTGCAGCAATGGGCGTTGTGTATTTTATTGTAGCTATGGATCAATTTAGAAAAGGCGGAATTGGTACTGGCATTATGTTCCTAGGTTACGCCATGGGGAACGTGGGGCTGGTGATGGTAGCAAAATAATAATAAGAAAGGCAACCATGTTGGTACAATGTTATGACACAAAGTTTGAAGTACCAGAATATGTGATTGATAAATTCATAAAAGATTTTGATGGATTGCCCGGCAGCGGAAATAGAGAATGTGTTTTGCAATTAAGAGATGCAATAGAAAACATTGTTGATGTGATTGCAGAAGATCCAGAAATCCTGTATGATAAAACTTATCAAGCAGAATTCATAGAAGCAATGGCAATGAAGTACGCCCTTGAACATCATGGTATACTGTATGATGCGTAGTAAGGGTAACGACTAGAACCCTTTAATTCTAGTTAGTCTAAAAAGGTAAAAAGGTAAAAATTATGCCAGCAAAATCCACAAAAACTAAATTCGTTACTGATCAAGTACGTTTTTCTTTTGTACACGTTTTTGAGCCAGCAGAAACACTTAACGGCTCTATGAAGTACTCAGCTTCTATTTTGATTCCTAAGTCTGACAAGAAAGGTGTAGATGCCTTTAACAAAGCTTTGGAACAAACTAAGCAAGCCAATGTCAATTACTTTGGTGGCAACATTCCAAAGAATCTTAAAGGCGGTTTGCGTGATGGCGACGCAGAGAAAGACGATCCAATCTATGCGGGTCACTATTTCTTTAACGCCAACTCCAACGAAAAGCCCGGCATCTTTGATGCTGACAAAAACGAAATCTTTGACAAGGGTGAGTTTTACAGTGGTTGCTATGGCCGCGCTTCAATCACAATGTACCCATATGATGTAAGCGGCACCAAGGGTATTGCATTTGGTTTGAACGCTGTTATGAAGACAGAAGATGGTGAGCGCTTAGGTGGCGCAACAGCATCAGCAGCAGATTTCGCAGTATAAGTAGTTCCTTTCAGTAGTAGGTAGTACAGGGAGTGTCCGTAGAAACTGCGGCCTCCCTTTTTCGTCAACTCAATAACAATAAGAACCCATGGATCAATATCAAGAATATATAGCCGCCAGCCGTTATGCCCGTTTTATCGATGACAAACAACGAAGAGAAACATGGCCAGAAACAGTAAACCGATTTGTAGAATACATTTTTAGTCGTACCCCAGCAATCACCGCAAATAACGCGTTAAAAGAAGAAATATTTACCGCAATTCATAACCTAGATTTAATGCCGTCCATGCGAGCCATGATGACGGCAGGAAAGAGTGCCGATCGTGACAATACTTGCATCTATAACTGCAGTTATCTCCCGGTGGATGACCCCAAGTCGTTCGACGAAGCGATGTTCATTTTGCTTTGCGGAACTGGCGTGGGGTTCTCTGTCGAAGCAAAATATATTAACAAACTGCCCGAAGTGCCAGAAAACCTGTTTGATTCCGAACACACCATCGTCGTACACGATAGCAAGGAAGGATGGGCAAAGTCTCTCCGCCTCCTACTCGCTCACCTCTGGGCAGGAGAAATCCCTAAATGGAATGTTGAGTCCGTCCGCCCAGCCGGAGCACGACTCAAAACATTTGGTGGAAGAGCTTCCGGGCCAGAACCACTAGTTGACTTATTCAACTTTGCGGTAGCTATATTTAAAGGCGCAAAAGGTCGCAAGCTGCATTCCCTAGAGTGCCACGACTTGATGTGTAAGATTGGTGAGGTAGTTGTAGTGGGTGGCGTTCGTCGCTCAGCTATGATATCCTTGTCAGACTTAGATGATGAAAGGATTCGACATGCTAAAGCTGGACCATGGTGGGAAACAGCGCCGCACAGAGCTCTTGCTAACAACAGTGCAGTGTATAACGAAACACCTACTGTCGGAAAATTCATGGAAGAGTGGCTGTCACTTTACAACTCCCATTCCGGTGAACGAGGCATATTTAATCGGGAAGCTGCTAAAAAGACAGTTGCGAAATACGGACATCGCGATCCAAACCATGAGTTCGGAACTAATCCATGCTCGGAAATTATCCTCCGACCATACCAATTCTGTAATCTTACTGAGGCTGTAGTACGACATGACGACACAAGAGAAACTCTCATGCGCAAAGTGCGCATCGCCACTATCCTTGGTACCATCCAGTCTACCTTTACAAAGTTCCCCTATCTGCGCAAAGTGTGGCAGAGAAATACTGAAGAGGAACGGCTTTTGGGTGTCTCCCTCACCGGAATCT